CAGCAAAGCTTGGTTCAGTGATTCTTCATAACTGTATGAATCGATCTTCGTGCCCACCTCCGAAAGGTAAGGCCGCAGCCGGCTCCCTTATTCTTGTGGCATCCGAAGAAATGGTCGCAGACCCCAAGGTAAGTAAGAATCTTGAATCTGCAATCTCTTATGTCGGTGGTAGGTGTGAGACACTTTTCTCAGGCGTTTATGTTCGAAAGAATGTGCCTGGGTTGATTGCGATACTAAGTATGAATGGACTTAAACAATGAACAGTATGATAGAAAACATTAAAGGGCTCTTGCCACTTTTCGCTGTTGTAGCCCTCCTAGGTGGTTTTTATTATACAACCCAACATCGGCTAGATTATTTAGAAAACCAAGTGGATGAATTAGCTGGTGAAATTGAACAGTTATCCGATAGTTTAGGACAAATATCTCGGCAGGTTAATAAAATAGAACGGAAAATGAATAAATAAAACCGATGCCCTACAAACGACGAGGAAAATGTGTATACATTAAGAAAAGGGGCAAGTGGACAAAAAAAGGTTGTTCAAAAACTATTAAGAAAGCAAAAGCATATTTAAAGAAACTTTATTCTGTTGAGGAAATTATTCGAGAAGAGATTAGAAGATTTTTAAAAGAAAGAGAGGCGCCTAGTGATGGCTAGAACAAAAGCATTTATTGACACATGGTTAGAAAAATTTACATCTCGGAAATTATTAGTGTGGATTACTGCAACAGCACTTGCCGCAAATGGATATGTTACCAGTACTGATTGGATTACTATTTCTATTGTGTTTATTGGTACACAGGGTGCTGTTGATATCGTTGAGAGAATAAAGAAGGCTGGATAGTGCCACAGTTATTATTGAAATTGTTGCCTTTTGCCAAGTCACATTGGCGAGAAATTGCCATCGTTGTATTGACATTGACTGTTTTTGGTAAAATGCGCTATGATCATAAGTTATTGATGCAAACTTATGAACAACAAAAAGAAGCACTGCAAGAGCAGATTGAAGGATTGCAGGTTATTCACGCAGAAGAACTTCGTAAAAAAGAAGAAGCACTACAAAGTTACAGAGAGGCGGTAGAAGAACTTGAAGAGAAGTATAAAGAAGAAAAACGAGAACATAAAGAATCTGTTAAAAAAGAGAAAGAGCGCATCAAAAAACAATTTTCACAAAATAAAGAAGAGTTAGCTAATGAAATTACTAGGTTGTTTGATTTTGAGTATGTTCCTGTGTAATACGGCGATTGCTCAAGACAAAGGTAAGTTTACATTTCTCGGAGAAGGTGAGTGCGCTCCCTTTGAAGGGACATTGTTTGATATTGACGCCACCGCAGAGGTTGTCACACTAAAACCTAAACTAAAGAAAGAATGCAATTTAAAATTAGATTTTGAATTAAGCAAACTGAGAACCGATCTTCAGCTTGAAATAGACAACCTACAGATTCATCACGATAGCGTGATTCAAGAAAAAGATTTAACTATTGCTAGCCAACTAAGTCAAATAAATCAAATGGAGACAGCAATAAAAAACCTTGCTCCTAACAACAAGTGGCTCTGGTTTGCGGGTGGTGTAGTTGGGGGTGTTGCACTATCTTACGGAGTATACGAGGTCTTTAATTAATGGATAAACCCAACCGCATCGCTGCTGTTGAACAGGCAATCTCCAAGAAGTACGGTGAAGAAACAGTCCAGAACCCAAAGGCAAATTGGGACGAGACCAAAGAAAAAGAATACCTGGAACAATCGAAAGAGTTTTATCAGAAATCTTACAAAAAAGAAGCTCAACAGGAAAAAGTTGACATTAATGGTATAAAGGTTTCAAAAAAACTACTTAATAAAGAATCTTTAAGATGTTGTCCTGTCTGCGGATCTTATCCACAGAAATCGATGGATGATGTTTGTCTTACTAAATTTGATTGTTGCAATAAATGTTACGTTCAATACGTGGAAGACAGAGAGGAAAGATGGTTAAAAGGATGGAGACCTAATAATGGCAACAGTATATGAAATCGTACAAGGATTAGCACAAGCCGCAGCCAACGCATACGATGGCGCCCTCGGCGAAGACTACGAACCAGTTAAGACTGGTGCGCTGCGCAGAGAAGAAGGTAATATGCTTATTGACCGCCGTGTGATGGATGGTTTTAATGTAAAGTTTTATGGCAACATGATGTGTTTGACCTATCAATCTGAAATTCAACTTAAAGAGATATATGCTCCTGGTTTTGAATCGGAAACCGATCAACGGTTGACTGATATTGCAGACTGGATAAAGAAAGAATACAAACGTATTACCGGAGATGCGGTCACGCTCACTGTCGAAGGTGAAGTTGATATTCGAGCCGAAAACTCATCCCGTGTACGGTCTTGGATTACAGCAAAGAAAATCTTTAAAATTGGTGGTTTGTCTGAAGATATGAGTGATGATAATCGGGGCTCTACTAACGTTGTTGAAAAAAGCTGGGAAACATTCCTCGCTCAAGGGGGCTGGAACGGTAAGGGCGGAAAGCGTCCCGACAATGACGACCGCAAGAAAGACAAAGGCCCACAGTCGTAACTAACAAAAAATGAATGACTTTTCAACTAGACAAAAAACAAAAAGTAAAAGAGATCTTAAAGTGCGGTAAAGATCCTGCTTACTTTTTAAAAACCTATGCCCGTATATCCCACCCGATGCACGGGCTTATTTTATTTGATACATATGATTTCCAAGACCACCTATTACAAGATTTTAATGATTATCGTTTTAATGTTATTTTAAAAGCGAGACAGCTTGGTATCTCAACGATTACAGCCGGCTATATCGTGTGGCTTATGCTTTTTCATCGTGATAAAGCTATTCTTGTTATGGCAACCAAGTTTGCGACAGCAGGAAACCTTGTAAAGAAAGTTAAAGGCATTATGCGCAACCTACCAGATTGGTTGAAGATCGCAACTATCGATGTAGATAACCGCACCTCCTTTGAGCTTTCCAACGGCTCTTCTATTAAAGCCGCATCTACTTCCGGTGACGCTGGTCGTTCGGAAGCGTTGTCTCTGTTGGTGCTTGACGAGGCCGCACACATCGAAGGTCTCGAAGAACTATGGACCGGTCTATATCCAACACTCTCAACAGGTGGGCGATGTATTGCGTTGTCAACACCTAATGGTGTTGGTAACTGGTTTCATAAAACATGTACAGATTCTGAATCTGGCGCCAACAACTTTAATTTAACGACGCTTGCGTGGGATGTTCATCCCGATAGAGATGAAGAATGGTATAAGAAAGAAACCAAGAATATGTCTAAGCGCCAGATCGCGCAGGAGCTAATGTGTAACTTCAACACTTCCGGTGAAACTATCATCGATCCCGACGATATGGAGTGGCTGCTCTCAAATGTTAAAGAGCCAAAATATCGTACTGGCTTCGACCGTAACTTTTGGATTTGGGAAGAGTATGATCCAAGTTGTAATTATCTTATGTCGGTTGATGTGTCAAGGGGTGATGGTGCCGATTTCTCTACGTTTCATCTTATTAAACTTGAAACTCTAGAGATTGTTGGAGAGTATCAAGGAAAAGCTACCCCCGATATGTTTGCTAACATGCTTAATCAAGTTGGGAGAGAGTTCGGATCTGCGATGATGGTGGTAGAGAATAATAATATCGGCTATACTGTGTTGGATAAACTTACAGAATATGCATATCCCAATCTTTACTACTCTATCAAATCAACTCATGAATATGTTGAGCAACATATAGGTGAACACCATACATCGGCGGTGCCTGGTTTTTCTACCACTATGAAAACGCGCCCCCTCATAGTTGCAAAATTAGAGGAGTTTATAAGAAATAAACTAATTAAGATATATTCTTCACGTACAGTGAACGAATTTAAAACGTTTATTTGGAGGAGCGGTAGACCACAGGCAATGAAAGGCTACAATGATGATTTAATCATGGCTCTAGCAATCGCATGTTGGGTGCGAGATACAGCGCTCCAAGCTAACTCAAGGGATTTAAATTATCAAAAAGCTTTTATTGACGCAATTTATACAGTTAAAACCACAATGAATACACAAATAAAAGGTCAAGATGGATACAAAGCAGGCACTGTTACTGATATAATGTCTGAAGCCAAGTCCTATTGGGACGAATATAAATGGATTATAAAGTGAGAAAATAAATATGGCACCACCTAGCAGAAATCAAGGGGGAAACCCTGCAAACAGAGACAACCAGTTATTTAAAGCGTTAACACGTCTATTTTCTGGACCAATAATTAGCTATCGTTCCCAAACTGGGCGAAGAATTCGTCGTCAACATTTGGATAAATTCTCTTCACGTTTTAAAACCGCTTCAGGCCAACAATTTAAAAAATCTATATATAACCCTCTTGATACAATTGCCACCAATGCAATTCAAAACCAACGCCGCGCCGAACGATATGTTGATTTCGATCAAATGGAGTATATGCCAGAGATTGCTTCTACAATAGATATATATGCTGACGAGATGACAACATATTCTGATCTACGCCCAATGCTCAGGGTTAAGACGGCCAATGAAGAAATCAAAGCTGTGTTGACTATTCTTTACGAACAGATTCTCAATGTTCAATATAATTTGTTTGGTTGGAGTCGGACAATGTGTAAATATGGAGATTTCTTTTTATATTTGGACATTGACGACACATTTGGTGTTAAGACTGCAATCGCTCTCCCCCCGATGGAAATTGAAAGATTAGAAGGGATGGATTCCACCAACCCTAACTATATTCAATATCAGTGGAACTCCGCTGGGATGACTTTTGAAAACTGGCAGATTGCACACTTCCGCGTCCTCGGTAACGATAAGTATGCACCTTACGGCACTTCTATTCTTGAACCTGCCCGCCGCATCTGGCGCCAGCTTGTGCTTATGGAAGATGCCATGATGGCCTACCGCGTTGTGCGCTCATCAGAACGCCGCGTCTTCAAGATTGATGTTGGCGCGATTCCCCCTAATGAAGTTGAACAATATATGGAGAAAGTGGTTACTCAACTTAAACGACATTCTGTGGTGGATGCCAAGACTGGGCGTGTTGATTTGCGATATAACCCGATGGCAGTAGAAGAAGATTATTTCATTCCTGTCCGCGCTGGGTCGGTTACAGATATTAGCACACTCCCTGGTGCGCAAAATATTACACAAATCGATGATATTAAATATCTCCGCGACAAATTGTTTTCAGCTCTTAAGATTCCTCAAGCTTATCTTGCGATGGGTGAAGGCGCAGCCGAAGATAAAACTACGCTGGCTCAAAAAGATATTCGTTTTTCGCGAACAATTCAAAGACTCCAGAGAGTCATTATCGCAGAACTAGAAAAGATTGGTATTATTCATCTTTATACTTTGGGTTTTCGCGGCGATGATCTTCTTAATTTTTCTCTATCTCTTAATAATCCCTCAAAGATTGCAGAACTTCAAGAGTTGGAACATTGGAAGCAGAAGTTTGATATTGCGGCTTCTGCGACTGAAGGTTACTTCTCTCGTCGTTGGGTTACTGAAAATGTATTTGGCATGTCTCATGAAGAGTTTATTCGCTGTCAACGCGAAATGTATTATGATCGCAAGCACGATGCGGAATTACAACAAGTGGCAGAAGCGGCAGCAGCAGCCCCAGCCGGCGGCGGCCTTCTAGGTGGAGATTTAGGCCCCGAACTCGGTGGAGAACTCGGTGGAGAGCTTGGTGGAGAACTTGGTGGCCCCGAAGAGATGCCGGCCGGCGCAGCCGCTCCTCCAGCAGAAGGTGGTGGCGAAGAGTCTGCGTTATTAGCAATCCCCCCCGGTTCGCGTCGTATACGGACTTATAAAGGTGGGGCTAAATATCGCCCAGTAAGAACCGACAAGCGTCCCGCCGGCGCCCGATCCCGTTCTTTGGCCGCGGCAGGCTCAAAAGAAAAAAGCAGCTCAACCCTACGCAATATTCATCCAGGACTTACAGATTTAAACACTCTTACGGGAATGAATGGGTTGGCAGGGATTTACGAGCAAGACGAATCTATTTATAAGTTGAAAGAGAAAACAGAAGAAAACAAACTCTTTGAGATGAACAATTCCATTCGACTTCTTCTTGAAAGTCTTGAGGAAAAAGAACTATTAACGGAGCAACAGAATGAAGATAAGACACAACAAAAAGCGTAATACGGCGTTTGTTTTTGAAGCCTTGGTGCGCGAAGCAACTGTGGCTGTTATAAAAGAAAATCATGAAGTTAAAGACAAGGCGGTTGCACTTATCAAGAAACATTTTGCCCGCGGCTCGATTTTGTATAAAGACTTACAAAACTATCGTTCTCTATATGAAAAACAAAATCTTGATAGAAATATTGCTGAAAAAATAGTAAAGGAGGCAAAAATAGCGAGCCGTTTAGTAGACACTCAAGGGTTGTTTCTAAGCCAAAGTGATTTGATTGATGATGTAAATAAAGAATTGTCCCCAGAAGTCTTTAACAATTTTGTGCCAAATTATAAAACATTAGCTTCAATCGCACATATGTTTTCGGACAAATCTTCTCCAAAAAATTCTGTTATTCTGGAAACCAATATTATAAATAATATGATTTTGAAGCAAGACAAACAAGAAACATTAGAGCCAATTGATAATTTGGTTCTTAATTCTTTTATCACAAAGTTTAATGAAAAATACCAAGATGATCTTCTAGAAAATCAAAAAATACTCCTAAATTATTATATCACCTCTTATGTTGATAATAACCTTACGCTTAAGACATTTTTAAATTCCGAAATTACTAGGTTAAAAGAAACGCTTTCCACGTCATTAAATAAGGAGA